GCGTAATAACTATCTAATGTTCTAACTACCAAAACCCCTAAATTGTCAACATAGGCCGTTAAATTAAATAACTTAAAAAGACCTGATAAAAAATCTATAATTTTCATCTTAGGTATTTGCTCGGTAATGTTAAATTCACGAACCGCGCTTGTACTAAATGTTGCCGAATTATTATATATTATACCCCCGGTATATTCAATTAAATCATCATCACGAAATTCATATTCTACTTTCCATTTTATGCCATTGGCTGCAAATTGCACTAATACATCACTTCTAATTTCAATTGCGTATGTACCATTATCAAAGGCGGTATCCCAAGGTATTTGTACCGGTATAATTGTTTGCTGCCCACCGGCGGTATTTACCAAAACATTATATCCATTTGAACCGGTTACCCTTACATCGTATGGTATTGGTGGGGTTGTTGCAATCGGGGTTAAAACCAATGAAACCCTTGGTGACCTTAAAGAAAAATCAACACCCGTATTTTTATCAATTGTTAATTGGCCATTTTGAAAACTTGATAAACTTGGCATGTCACCATAATCGCCAAAAGGTGTGCCGGGGCTTGCACCCTCGTATGTTGTCCATTCAGCTTCACCAAAGCTAGTGCTTTCAACATTACCTTTTTTTCTATGTAACCACATAAACAAATCATCAAATTCTTGATTTGTAGCATCATTAAAAAAATCATCTGAAAATACTATGTCGGTTGCATACCCATTTGCAATAGTGTATTTTTCTTCTATGGCCGTTATAATAGCTTGTAACCTCAAAGCGTATTTGAATTGATACCAATTAATGCCGTTAATATTAGTGCCGCTATGTACCGCAACATTTCCATATTCATGCGCATTTGAATTACCATTGTAAATCATTCTATCGGTATGGGTAATCAAAGGCACGCAAATATTATCATTAGTGTTTGGTGCGTAGCCTTGTATGTAATTTGTTACATTGGTAAAATCGTAAACTTGTGAATATTCATTTAGTGTTGCTAAACTACTTAAAAGATCATCGCCTAAGACATCTTTTAAATCGACTACATTTCCGAAAAATGTTATATGATATGTATGTGCTACATTGTTTTTTAAACCTACTCTATTAAGCTTTATTTTACCCTCTTTAAAAGGGGTGTTGTTTAATTCTAAATAAGCTGCCTTTTTGGTTCTTGCATCAAAACCACCTTGAACACTTGCATTGTAATAATGTTTAAATATCTTGTTGTTTACGCTGCTAGCCGGTACCGAAAAAGTTTGTGTAAATTCTGTAAATACCTTTGCTATGTCTTTTACGTTTTGGATTGTTTGTGTAAGTGATACACTTTCATCTTTGAACAAATCTACCCTTTGGCCACCTATATATAATTGTAGTATACGCATTATCTAATGTTGTTTATGTAGTCAAAGGCTTCTTCAAATTCCATAGTGTATTGTATTAGCCTATCGTTAAGTTGTGTTTTAAAAGCTACTGATGAATCTTTAACCTTTACCGGTACAATTTGTTGTAAACCATTATAAAACAATTCTAGCCAAACGTACTCACTTAATAGAAGTTCTTCGAATAATTGATTTGAAGCTTCGGGGTAATATCCACTACTTAAAGAATGGCTTTGTTTTGCTTGTGTATTAAAAACTTTATTTGCAGCATCTTTTTTGTTATAGGTTGCACCGCTATTAGATGGGTATGATATTATATTTGATTTGTACCCCTCATTTGTTCTTGCTATTTGTTTCGAATTTTTTAAGAAAAACCACAAGTCTTGTTGTGCGCCATATTTGTTTATATAAATAATTTTTAAACCATCACCGTACTTTGAACAACTAGCGCGCTTTATTGTAAAAACAACCCCATCAGAATTTGTCACACTTGTATCACTTGATGTATAATTAGTAACATATACCCCACTTGAATTAATACTTGGTAATCGGCCACTTTCATTTTCAGGTACCAATATTTCAAATGTTGGTGTCAATAATGGCCTTGGGTTTTGCTCTGGTATTAAATATGTTGGTAACAATCGAAATGGTACAATCGGGTTTACATTTTCTAAAAAAGTGCCATAGGCTTCAAAACCTACATCTTCAATAGTTGCCAATGTTTGTACAATGGTTCCTTGGGCATCTTGTAAAGTGTAAGTTGTAATGTCGGTTTCTATGTCAATAGTTTGGGGTACATAATTTGTTTTGTATTCTATTTCCAAATAGTCCCTTGCTAATTCTGCTATGTCAAAATTTAATGTAATAATACTGGCCACAAAACCCCCAGTGTTTGGTCTGTTTTTAGTTAAAAGGTATCTAGTAGTACCATTTATTTTTATTCTACATGAAGCCGAATTTTCAGTTACGCCTAATGTTACGCTTTTAAATTGTGGGTTTCTTAATGCGATATTTGCCATCTTAAAAATCTAGTGTTAAAGTCGCTATAAATAAATATAGCCTTATTGTTGTGTATGTATACCTTTCGTCTTTTGCGATGTACTCCCAACCCAACATAAATCTGTTATGTGGGTAATGAAACGCTATGCCTAATTTCCAATTCATACTTTATTTTTTAAAGTTTATTAATGCGTATTCTATGTCTAATGTAAAGGCATCAATTAATTCTTGGGGTACTTCTTTTAAAACCCTATCAAATGGCTTAGAAAAAAATTCGGTTGCCTTTATACCTTTGTGATATATGCTTCTTGCAATTATAAGGCTCATACTTTCATAAGACATAAATTTGCCATCAGGTGTTCGCCATTGAAACCTTTTTTTATTTAACCAACTTTCGATGCCCTCAGTTAAACCACCCTTTGGATAGTTGCCGCTTCCATATTGAAATTGCGATAATGAAGCTTTTGTTTCTGGGTATGTAGATGTTTTACCCTTAACCCCTTTGTCCACAAAAATTCCATAGTCTTGCATGTAAAACTTAACCACAAATTCATTGGTCTTTTGTTCTATTTCAGCATGTAAAGTATTGTAAAGATCACCATTGCTTTTATATTTGTCAACCAAATTCTTTTTGGCTTGGTCAACAATATCATCAGCAAGACCCCTTATAGCTTGTTCTAAATTGATAAGTTTCATTAGCAAATATATATATCATTGTAAATTTTAATATTCATAGTCGCTGACCAACCGGCAAGTTCATTTTCAAATCTATCGTGAAATGGGGTTAAAGATGGGCTACCATCTAATTGGTACATGTCTTGATGCAATTGACCCATTCTTAATCTTTGGGTAAGTAAGTTTAAAACAGATAGCTGCGTATTTAAAATGTCTTGCTCATTGTCCATACCGGTAAACCTATTGGTGGTTAAATCTTTGGTTTGGTCTACAATGTCACATGCTAAAATGCTTATGTTAAAATTTAGCACTTGTTCGTCAACGGTAACGCTATTTACAATTATATGCGCCAAAGGAAAAATGTCTTGTTTGTTTAAGTTCACTTTGCTAATGTCACCTATTGAAACAGTGTTAACATGTGGGCTTAAAAATAATTGTTCCCTGATTACTTGGGTTAATTGATAATACCCTCTTATACCTTGTTGGCTCATTTGAAATTCTTTTTAATTCTTTTTGATTCTAATTCAGCTTTTTCTTTCATAAATGATAGCATCATAAAACATTCATGTACGTTTAATTTAGTGATATCTTCAAATCGTCTAATGTCCCCCTGAGCGAGTCCAAAAATTGATTGGTACCATCCATATTTGGCATTGAAGTTAGATGTTGCGTCAAGGCTTGGTGTTCCTTTTGATCCAAATAATTCATCATAACTTTCGACAATTCCAGACCTAAATTCCACAAAAAAAAAATTGATGACAAAACCGCATCCATTGGAATGTCTAAAATAATATCATCCATACCAACATTATAATCTGCTATTGTGTATTTGTCTTTTACTTTTAAAACAACCGGTCTATATAAAACGGCCATTGCTTTTTCCATATTGTCCCAATCACCTATATAAGTATCAAGGTCTATATATTCGCCTAAACTAATTTCATCCAGTTGCGGTATGAAACCATATTCAGTTTTTCCTAATTTAAAGTTGGTTACCAATTCAGGTTTTTGGTCAAATATTTTTGTGATTTTTTCAACTATTATGTCACAATCTGATGCCTTTAAAAGCATAACATTTTTAAGTTCCATCTGGCAAAAGATTTCAATGATCTTTGCTTGTAGATGTTTTTCATTATCAGCGTTTTCTTGAATTTTTAAAAATTCTTTGTATTGCCTTAAAGTGATTTCATTTAAACCACTTGGTATTTTAACACTTAACTTCATATCTATATAACGTATTTTAATTAGTTTTTTATACTAAGTAAATATAATAAAAAAAGGCACACCATTTCTGATGCACCTTTTACTCAAAACTAACTTACTTAACTAAATCATACTTGCTTCATGACATGCGCCAGAGCATACGCCGGGGCTATCTATTTCTTCACCGCATTCACTACATTCATAATCTTTGTATTCAGGTGGGCTATACCAATCCATAATATTCGGTTTTTAATTTACCATTTCGGTAATGTTCAACAATAACACCGGTGCTTAAAGGTACTAACTTATAAGGCCTAATGCTTTTTTTTACAAGGTACTTGTTTATTAATTTTTTCATCTTATTCTTCTATTTCGTTAAAGCAAGCGTGTTCTAAACACTCACCACATATTTCATCACTTAAATAACTTGGTTCGGAACCACAACAATTTGATACTTCCATAACCTAGTTTGTTTTGTTTGCTTGAAAATACAAGATTAAATAATTGGCCGCCGTTCTTTTGTCTAAGTCAAATTGGTCAACTATGTAAGGTGTTGCACCAAACATATTAGTGACGCCACTATCTTTTAATATATCAAGGTATGAAAATACGTCTTGTATTTCTCGGTTTATTTCTTTGGCCATCTGTTTGGCATTGAATTTTGTTTCTTCCATATCTATTTTGTATTGATTAATATACCGCAATATAAGTAAATTAAAGTTAACAAACAACAATAAGGTATAATTAAGAAATATAGTACTTGCCTTTGTTCGGGTTTTGTAGTTGGTATGATATACTATAACGCACCGCATCAAGCAAATGATTGTGAAGATCTTGTGGGGTTTTTGACTTTTTTTCCAACCAAGAATAGTTGTTAAGTTCCTTAATTAAGTTTATACTATTTTCTTCAATGATTAAATCATAGTCTTGTAATAATGCGATGCCATAGGTAATTGACCCTTGGCCTTTAATTGATTTTACCATATTGCACCCTTTGGCTTTAAGTTCGTGCAAAAGCCGGGGTTCAGCACTATCACCAACCACAAGGCCATCATTAGCGTGTTTAAGGTTAAGTTCAGCAATTTGTGAAGTGGTTAGACCTTTAAGGTAAAAGCATTCCTTTAAATAGATTATTTTGTTTGTTGTGTCTATGTTCGTTTCAACAAGCGTGTTTTCGTCATTTGCGAAACCATAATCTTGACCCCAAACAGATACACCAACTTTTTTAAATTCACCTATTGACCAGTTTTCAAATATGACCCCCTCGGCTTTTGATAGCCAACCCCCAAGCATCTGATGTTTGTACTTATCCGGCCTACGTTTCTTTATGTTTTCTATTTGGTCTAAATAGCTTTGCGATAGGTTTTCAAGATTGTCAAGGTAGGTTGTATGTATATAAGTGGTATTTCCTTTAGTTTCGTTTAGGCCACCCATTACACCCTTGCTTTCAAAGAAGCGGTCATATATCCAATGCTCTTTTGTAACTGGGTTTAAAATTAGTATTATCCTATTCTTTTGTTTTAAGTTCCTTACACTTAAATCGATTTTGTCGAAGATGTTTTCATCATTAAGTTCTTCGGCTTCTTCCATTACCCAAGTACTTACATTTGTTAAACTTTTTAAATTTGCGCTCTGGTCACCGCTTGAAGTTCTTATACCACGAAATATAATCTTGCTACCTGATAGCTTATTTCTTATTTCATCTTTGGTGACGTAGAAATGATCTTGCAGTTTAAGCGTGTCAATTTTGTCTAAAAATTCAGGTATGATAGATATGTGCGCCGAAGTCAAAGTGAACCTTGTGAATAGGATTGTATGCCCGGCTTCATAAGTTAGCAATAGCAATAATAGGTTTATAGAATACGATTTACCGGAACCACGCCCACCAGTTACAATATAATACCTTGCATCTGATGTTTGGATAGGTTCATACTTTGGGTCAACTTCTATCACTTAAATTTGATAATATCTTTAAAATTAATATTAAAACCATCAGTAGATGAAATGTCTACGCTCTCTTTTGGCTTGCCATATCTGTAACCGAAATATAAAGACATAGCCCGGCCATCACCATTAAAAATTTGTTCACCTAGTTTTCTGATAACTTCTTCATTGTCAATTAAATTATCTAGTTTTTCAATAAGCTTTTGTTCGTCTGCTTTTTTTGGTCTACCGGCACCATCGCGTTTGCCCCCATTATTTTTTCTTTTATCTTCCATTTGATTTTAAATTGTTTATTCAATTATATAACGTAATTACTTTTGGTTTTTATTTAGCTTCAAATTAAGAAGTCTTTTTCTTATTGCTTTGCGTTCTTCACCCTTGGGTAATTTGTCTAATAGTTGTTGCAACTTTTGTATTAGTTTTTTCTTGCTCATAGTGTTTTGCATAAATTGCCATTCTGGTTTTATCATGATGCGCATGTTATTACTTCATATTCGTTTTGTGGTTTTTTCCAATTAAAACTTTTTAAAACCATTTCGGCGCGTTCATCGTATTGTTGTTTTTCTTGTTCATTTAGTTTTCGGTATTGTATTTCGTTTTTTGTATACCCATCAAATCTTTCGGTTTCATATTCTTTTATTATGTTCAATGCATTTACATGTTCTTGCTCTAATTCAATAAAACTTTTTTGTATGCCTACCAGTTTTGATAGTTGGCTATATTCAAATTTAGATGAAACATTAAAATGACTTTGTAAAATATCATAGTATTCAGCTTCACTTTTTTTGTATACAATAAATTGGTTGCAAGCATTAATTGCGGTTGCATGATTATATGATTTTATTTCTGAATATTCAGATAGGTGTTTTGCGATACCCTCATAAGTCATTTTGAATTTGGTTCTTAGTATATAACAAAAGAATGCGCGATGTTCAACAATTAAGCGCACCCTACTTTTTTTGTATATATCTATTGATGTTATTTCAAGTAAAAGGTTATATGCTTCTTCAGGTGTTTTTAATAGTTTAAAGTTTTTTTCCATTGCTTTGTAGCTTTTGAATATAAAGTGCGGCATCCATTAATTCTTCTTTAAGGTGCTGCAAAAAATCATCTTTGTTATTGTCTTGTAGTGTTGTTTTGTATTTGTCTATACC